CTGAGCAGGAGGCTAACACACCTAAAAGCACTTACTATTGGCAAGGTGGACTTGCTGCTTTACAATATATTAAGCATGTAATTGACAGATTAATAAAGGAAGAAGATGGAAGATAAGCAGACAGCAGTGCAGTGGCTATTCAAGCAGCTATGGGAAGAGCCAAAAAATAAATTGACTTGGTATGCCATACTCACAGAGGCAATAGCAATGGAGAAGGAGCAGATAATTGATGCCCACGATGCCGCTTACATTGCCATGAACCTTGCGTTCCGGGGCTTTGACAGGAGTGTGGAGTATTATGAGAACACTTATGGCGCACAGAACAACGGCAATAGTGAATTAATGCCGTAGATTTGTCACGATACGATTTGATTCAATTTGAAACGCTAATGAACCCAATCGAAGAGCTAATTGACTTTATGATTGCTAATGAAGGCAAGATTGACCTGAATGATGTGCTTGTCAAGGCTGAGCTGATTAATATGCGCTCTAAGCCCAGGCATTGTGGATGGTACTTCAATGGGCAGCTGGTTCAGTCATTAGATCAGCTCAAAGGCAATTCAATTTCTATGAGTAATAAACCTAAACAACTCTTTTACTATCCATGAATAATTCCGAAAAACAAAGCCCTTCTGCATTCATTGTCTATCATCAGGCAATGATCCACATTAATCATCTTGTGATGCAACTTCCAAAAGTAAAATCATATCAATATGTCGAACTTCAGCATATCACTTCTCAGCTTCGTGATTTAGCTAATATTGCAGCTGAACGAGAAAAGGAACAGATTATTAAGGCTTATCATAATGGGTATTCTGATGCAATTCAGTCAGAGCCTAAAGAATATAATCCAGAGCAATATTATAATAATAATTATGAGTAGCATGCTTGACTATTGGGATGACCCACATTATGAGCAGCCTCTTCAGAAGCACCGTGATGACATGATGAATAAAGCTGATGCTGTCAATCATCCAGAGCATTACGGAGGCTCTGATAGCACCTATGAAGCCATTAAGGTCATTGATGCCTGGAAGCTAGGCTTCTGCCTTGGCAATGTCATTAAGTACATCAGCAGAGCCGGAAAAAAAGGAAGCAAGCTGGAGGACTTAAAGAAGGCTCAGTGGTATCTAAATCATGAAATTGAGAGACTTGAGAACTTTTCGCTCTAAGGCCTCACAAATCCCTGCTGGATCAGTCCGGCATTATCACAATTAAAGCACAGACCTTCACCTCTCAGGTTTAGCTGTCTTGCCCAGATTGCGAGGCTCTGATTGTAGCCATCTAAGAAAGTAGCCATAGCTCGCTCAGTGAACTCACGATTGCCTTGTGCAAAGTAGTTAGCCCTAGGACTTGCTACCTTCTGCCAAAGTATCTGATAGCATAGCAGATTCGCCCAGGCATCCAGAAGAAACTCCTTCTGCTGGCAGATGAATGAATCAAGGCTACACAATAGCTGAGCATCTATGTAGATGCCTGACTGACTGCTATCCTGAGTCCAACTATCTCCGAACCCATAGCCTAATGGAGCAGTAACTGGGAAGATGCTCCAGCCATTTCTCCACAGGTAGGTGAATCTGGTGGCACACTCTAAATCCATCTGATTCCAGCCCCAATCGATAAAGAAGCCTGTGGTGGTGGGCAGATTGGTGCAATCCATAGCCACCATGATGTTGATCTTATCAAAGTCAGAGTAGAACTCATTATTGACAGGCAAGTAATTCATGCCCTCAACAAGGTCAGCAGTTCCCTGGTCTAATATCTTGCCATCCTGAGTCTGAAAGATATACCAAGGCACTCCAGCAACAGCAGCTCCGGCATTGTAAACATAGATTTGCTTAACCCTTAGTGCCAGATACTTGCTGCCCTGCACACTTACAAATGCTCCCTTTAAGATTGCCTCTGCTGGTACAGTCTGAATCTGCTGCCATTGCTGCACAAAGTTCTTGCTGGTTTGAAATAGCACCTGATCAAGCTGAGCCTCTGCTGAAGTGAATAAGGCAGACTGAATGTCTCTTTTGATTCTCACATAGCTCACAGCCTGTGCTGAGTTCCACATGCCCACATAAGACACTTGCTCAGGTGTTGCAATCTTATCCAGCAACTCCGAACTCATGCCCGGATAATCATTGATGTATAGTCCAGACAGAGGAGCATCAGCTGTGCATCCCTTTAGTCCAATGTAATCTTCAAGGCAATTCATAAAACAAAAATAGTTAATTATCAGGATTGCTGATGTTGGGTGCAGTTATCCTGAAAATCTTATTGGTCAGAGCCACCCATGCACCAAGCACTTGACCTAGAATCAGCATCAGCACTGAGTCTCCGGTCTGAATCTTTTCCATTTTGTAGAGCCATCCCACTCCTATCAGTAAGCCTACCAGCACCACTGTTGCACTGGTGTAAGCATACACTTGCATGCGCTTACTAAACAGCGCATGAGTCACATGCCTGGAATAAGGCTCTTGAGCAGACCTCCCACGAATTTGCCTCTTCTCTCTGCTCTGTCCTGCTTGATTGTCTTGTTCTGCTGGCATGAGTCTAAGAAGATAACTGACTTTCCTAAGCCTTTAATTTGCAGCTTCAGGCTATCCACTGAGGCTTCAATGTGAATGCTCCTGATTGTTGATTCCATCAGTCCTGCCTCAGTCTTGGCAATGTAGTCCTCAATCTTCTTGTGCTTCACATTAGCAGTATAAACATCACCACCGATATAAGTGGCTAGCACAAGCAGAATGAATGCTCCTTCTTTTGAAATGCTCATCTGATTAGGTTTTTAATTTTCTGAATTACCTTCTGATAGCCTGACATCTTAACCAGCTCACCCTTGTCATCATAATAAAGCACAGTCTCCTTCATGTCCTTATGCATATCAAGAGTCATGCGGTATAGCCTATAAATCAGGATGATTGACCAGCCATGATGGTAGAGCCATTCCTCTCCAGGATTATAGAAATTAGGCTCTGGGTTAGCCAATTTAGTGAGCAGTATAGCTCCATAAGCAGGAGTGTCATAAATGAATTTAACCAATTCCCCTCTTAATTCGTTTGTCATAATATTAGTAAGTCCAAATAACCTTTGCAGGTTTGGTTGGATCGCAGTCAGCATGTATGAATGTGCTGCTCACTCCAATCCTAGTAATACCGGACTTCAACAGGCTGTCAATTATCACAAATCGTTTGTCACCATCTGTGCAATGTATGTCTGCTGCCCATCCCTGACAATGGCTGCTTCCCTTTACTCCCTTCACTTTAGCATTGTGAGCCTCTGTCCGGTAGCCTGAGTTGATTTTAAATGGAATTCCGGCTATTGCTCTGGCATTGTCCAGCATCTGAATGAACTTAGGTTGCATCTTAGCCCCTGAACCGGGAGCATCAGGTGAATCAAACTCAGCTAACTTGAAGTGTTTGAGAGGAAATTGCATGGTTCAAATTTATTTAATTCTCTTGAACTTTTTGGCTGCACTTTTTACCGACTTTTTGCCCACACAGCCCCATGCTTGACGGCTCAAATCATTGGCACAAGGTGGATTCTTGCACTTCTTAATGCCGGAAGAACGAGCGCAATAGTTATCTCCCTTGGCAGTGCCAGGAGCAATGGAGTAACCTTTAGCCCCAAAGCTGACTGTCTTGCCATTGACCTTGGCTTTAAACTTCTTGTCTGCCATTATCTTCCTTGTCCTCTATATTTCTTCTGATTGCCTGCCTTTGGCCTTCTGCCCTTGCTGTGCTTGCCCTCTCTGCGCTTTCCAAAGCTAATCTTAGCTGCTGGAGTGCTGCCTGTTTTCGCCTTTTTCATAGGGTAAATATCCTAATTATTGAGTTACTTTTGTAATTCCTTATGCGAGTTGAAGATAACTATCACAGAGCGAGAACTCAAGTTTCTCAAGGTGCTGGCAACAGGCAGGCACTTCCTCAAGGATCAGGTCAATCCTGACCGTCCTTCTGTTGCTCGCTGGGGCAATACTCAAGCACAGGCTGACTTAATGGGTGTTCTTGGTGAGTATGCTGTTGCCAAGGCTCTGAAGCTGCCCTTTGACACTAGCATCAATTTAGAAGGAGATGGAGGCAAGACCGACTTGATGCTTGGAGAATATGACCTTCAGGTCAAGTCCACCAAGTATAAGACCGGGAGGCTAGTCTTCAACAATCGTAAAGAGATAGGAGCTGATGTGTTTATCTTGTGTTGGGTGGATGAAGAGGCCTCAGAAGTTTCCATATTAGGATACATCCGTAAGCAGTCAATAGAGGAGTGCTTGGTTGAAATGAATCTTGGGCATGGGAAAAGGCTTGTAGTTGAGCAGAAGTTTCTCAAGCCAATCAGTATGCTAATGGCTTACCTAGACAAGTTATGAGAGTAATTCTGGTTGCTTTTTGCCTGTGTTTGACCAGCTGCTACCGGAAGTTCCTGTTCAATCATGTTAGCAAAAAATATGAGGTCTATGTCGGTCAGGGCAGACCATTTCAGACCAATAAAAAGCCTAAAAAGGCTACACATACTCCGCAGCCTTACTATCAGATTATCAAATAAAATTAAGACTATCTTAGCCCTGCTCTGCCCCTCTCTTTAGCAGCATCATACTGCTCTTTAGCCACAGGCCAAAGCTGATGTCGGCAGTTGTAGCCACCACGATAAATGAAGATAGTGCTACTATTAGTTCCAGCCATGCGCCCCTGCCAGCCTTTAAGGTTAGGCCATGCCTGAACTTCTTCCTTGGTGAAGAACCTTCCAGACCTTGCCACGCAGAATGGCCTTGAGTCCTGAATTAATGTGCCTTGATATAAGTAATACTGAACATCAAGATCATCAGCAATGGTCTGGATGTACTCAGCATTAAAGGTCATCACTGAGTCATTGGTTGTCTGCTTGATGTATCGTTCAAGAAATGCCTTCTCTGTGTCTGTTCCCTCAATGAACTTCCTCAAGGTCTTATTAAGCTCTGATCTTGTGCCTATGCCTGCAATGTTGTCCTTTAGGACTTCCTGAATGGCTGTGCCAAAGTTATTCCTGATGCCAGCCCCTAGCAGTGCATCCTTGGTTGTGGCTATGTTAGTCTCGAGGATTGCCTTGTACAGTTCAGTCTTAGGCTTGAAATCATCAAGAATAACACTGATGTAATCATTTGATAGCTTGGCTAGCTGGTCAAAGCCTGCAATTACTTCAGCCACTTGTGCCTGATAAAGGCTATTATTGACAATGGTGTCTGAAATGTCCTTCTTGAGCTTTATCATCTCCTTTAATGACTTGGCTCTATCCTTGGCATCAAGGCTAAGATTGCTGGCTAGGTCAATGACCTGGTCTGATAATTTGGCAAAGACTTTAGGAAGCGCATCATCCATGCGCTTCTCAATAGCCATCTGAAGCTCCTGAATTTTCTTGATTAATTCAAGCTGCTTGTCGGTCATACTTGGTTATCTGGACTTGATGAGTCCTCAACATCATCCATGAGAGGCACTAATCCAGCTTGAATTTGAGCCATCTTAACTGCTGCCAAGGCATACACATCAGCTCTCTGCTGCTGCACAGGCTTATCATACCATGAGGCATCCTCATCCACCTTCTGCATGACAAATGCAGCTAGATTGGCACTCAGGATGTAGTCTAATTGGGTGCAACCATTAGATGCCAGTAGCACAGTCTTCTCATCTGTGGTCTTGAATGGCAATGGATCAAGCTGGCTGAGTATCTTAAGATAAGTCTTTTGAATGCTGTTGTCGCCATAGAGCTTCTCAACATAGTCTTGCTCAATGCCTGAGGTAATCAGTGGGTTAAACTTCCCATTCATTGCCTTGGTGAGCTGCTCAGCAATCATGTCGGCAGTGGTAACATCATAGTCAGTAGGCACAGTGATTTGAGGCAGAGCAGCCATCACTTTGTCGCTATCCATCAAGGATGAGCTAAACAGAGAATTGTATCTCTGATACATGATGTAGTAACAGACCTTGCGGTAAACTTGAGCAAGATGCACTGTCACGGAGAAGCAGAAGGTGTTTAGCTCCTTCCTGTCATACTCCTTGGCTATACCGGATTGAGCAGCAGGAATCTGACTTAGCAATTCAAGACCAATGGCTTTGAACCCTTGGAACTCTTTCTGAAGAATATCCTCCTGGAATAACTTGACAGTCTCTGTTGGTCTCTCAATGTAGCCAGCCGGAGGCACAGGAGGCACAAGTGGAGTTGGATTAATCGCACTTACTCTGTCAATGTTAATCTCCATCAGACCGAATGGTGAAGTAGATGCTCTTCCAGAGCCTTGGCAATCATTACAGCCTATCTTCTCTTCCTTTCTATTTGTCCTGATACCTGTGCCATTACAGGTCTTACAAGGAGACATCTTTAAAGCCCACTTCTGAGGCAGGGCATGAGTTGCCCACAATATGTTTAGGTCATCAGTCCTGAATAGCACCTCATTCCAAGCTGGTAGGCAAGGAGCAAGGACTGAATCATAGACTAGCTGACCATCTTCTTCTTCATAGATAATGTTGCCCACCTTACAGGCTGGCAGATAGCTGAATTGGTAAGGCAGAATGAACACCTGAAAAGGCTGGTCATAGGTGTACTCATTGACCTGCCGGAACAACATTAAGCCTTGAGTAGTGAAGCACAAGAACT